ATGGCGAGCATCGAGCAGCGGGGGAGCGCCTACCGAGTCGTCTGGCGGATACCCGGCCAACCCGGCAAGCAGTACACCACCTGGCCCACGTCAGAGTACGCCGAGCAAGCCTGCGGCATCGTCAACGGACACCGGGGCCGGATCACCGCCGATCGCGTCTACGCCGACATGGGCGTGCCCCAGTTCGTCGAGCCCGGGGACGACGACCGGCCCACCACCCCGACGTTCCGCGAGTGGGCCGAGAAGTGGCTCGCCTCGAAGACCCGCATCAGCCCCGGCACCCGGGCGCGGTACCAACAGCAGTTCCGCGACCACATCTTCCCCGCGTTCGGGGACACCCCCATCGGTGACATGACCCCGATCATGATCGGCGCATGGATCAACGAACTGCGGGCGAACGGGATGAAGACGGGAACGGTCACCCGCTACTACTCCGCCCTCTTCGCTCCACTCAAGGCCGCCGCCGACCAGGGCGTGATCCCCGTCAACCCGTGCAAGGGCACCGACTTCCGGCGCGACGAGCGCGCCGACGACGACACCGGTGAGCACCGCGCCGTCTACCTCACCCCCGAGCAGTACGAGCAACTGCGCGCTGGCTTCGACACGCGGTGGCACACGCTCCTCGACGCCCTGGTCGAGACCGGCGTGCGGTGGGGCGAGGCGACCGCACTGGCCAAGAAGCACCTCGTGCCGCCCACGAAACGCAAGGCGGCCCGGGTGCGTGTGTGGCGGGCATGGAAGCGCGGTGAGGGCGGCCAGCGCTACCTCGGCACCACGAAGGGCCGGGCGAAGCGGTCCCTGCCGATCGGGCGTGACCTCTACACGGCGCTGGCGCAGCTCGTCAACAGCGAGGACGACGAGTGTCTGCTGTTCCGCCGTGCGGATGGCCGCGAGCTGGACTACAGCGAGATGTACAACGACGTCTGGGCGCCGGCGGTGACCCGGGCACGCCGGTGCGCGAAGCACCCGCCGCCGGACCGCGGTGAGCAGCGGCCCGGCGCTGGCGGCCGGTGCAGGGGCTACGGCGGCACCCGGGACAACGGTGAGCCGTGCGGCGCCCGCGTCCGTCCCGGAACAACCCGCTGCGTCAGCCACTACGGGCCAGCCCGCGACGCGGTGTCGACGTGCGGTTGCTCGGGAGTCCTCGTGGTCGGGGAGGCGCCGTCCTGGCACGACCTGCGCCACACCTGCGCAGCGTGGCTGTTCAGCGATCCCAGGATGACGCCCCTGGCCATCTCGCGGCGGCTTGGTCACGCGACGCTGGCCGTGACGTCGGACATCTACGGTGACCTGATGCCGGACCTGGAGGAGACCGTCGTCGACGCCATCGCCGACGCGCGCAAGGCGGGTAAGAAGGCTGGCGGTAAGAAGGTGGCTGCCAAGAAGGCGAAGCGTCAGTCCTGACGGTTGGTGCGGGCGAACAGGTCGTGTAGCCGCAGCATGGCCTCACGCTGCTCGTCGTTGTAGATCGGGTCCCGCAGGATCGCTTCACGGGCATCGGCGGCAGTCCGTCCGGCCGGCTCGTCGCTGTTCTCTGGGGCCGGGGGAGTGCGGCCAGCGAGCTGGTGCGCCTCGCTCATGTTGATGCCGAGGGCGTCGGCGAGCGCGTTGACGACGCGAGCGGTGGGTGGCCGCTTCCCGGCACGTAGGCGATCGACCGTCGTTCGGGCGATGCCGGTTCGTGCCTTCAGCTCATCGTCTGTCCACCCCCGGGAGTCCTGTTCGGTGCGCACGCGCCACCAGAAGTCGTACGCGACGCCCCGATCAGCCCCCTGAGTCACGTGCATGTTGTAGCACGACTGCACGATCCGGACACATACCCATCTCGGACAGTCCTGGCTACGGGACTGTCCGCATCTCGTCTTGTAGCGTCTTGCATCGTCTACGTGCGTCGCGTAGCGTCTGGAAACGCACGGACACGCTACGACTCGATGCAAGGTGGTGCTGGTGACTGAGCAGGAGACGGATCGGCTCTTGACGGTCCAGGAAGTGGCGGACGTCCTCCGGGTCTCCCGCTGGAGCGTCGGCCGCTACATCGCGGCTGGCGTGCTCAAGGCGACCAAGGCCGATGGGCCGAACGGCAGCATCCGCGTCCCGCTGAGCAGCCTCAACGCCTACCTCGCTGCCCACACCGTCACCGCCACCGTCACCGCGAAGGAGACGCGATGACCGCCCCCGCCCCCCCGACCCTGCCCAACCTGCACCTGCTGGAGGAGGTCGCCAAGAAGTACCGGTTGTCGCTGATCGGCCTCCAGCGCAAGGCGCGCAGCAAGGGCTTCACCCACATCAAGATCGGTAAGAAGCGGTACCTCACCGACGAGCAGGTCCTGCATCTGCTCCAGGGCGCCACGGTCACGAGCCGGCGCGAGACCGACCTCGCCGCAACCGGCGAGCGGGCCGCCCGCCGCCGGGGCCGGAAGGCCGCCGCGTGATCACGGCACCTCGCGGCATCGGGCCCCGCTCCCTCGCGCCCGACTTCCTCGACGCCGAGGACGCGCAGCCCCGCTGCGGCACCGCCGACCCGGAGCGGTTCTTCGGCCCGGACATCGTGGCCCGGGCGACCGCCGTCACCTACTGCACGCCGTGCCCGCTGCGTGACCAGTGCCGCGACTGGGCGCTGGAGCAGGGCAACGACCTGTACGGCGTGTGGGGCGGCACCACCCAGCCGGAGCGCAAGCGGCTCCGCCGGTCCGCCCGGACTGCCGCGTGATCGCCCGGGTCGCCGCCCGGCTGGCCATCGCCGTCGGGATCGCCCTGATCGCCGCTGGCATGACGCCGCCCGCCCGGCCTGTCCCGGAGCCGACGTACCACCGGCCCGTCACGGAGGCGGAGGACCGGCAGTGGCAGCTCGACCGCCTGGCCGACGCGATCGCCGAGGCCCGCACCCAGCAGCAGTAACCCGGTGGCCATCCGGCCCCGGATAGCACTAGCGCCCCGCCATCCCAGCCAGGACATCGCGGAGCGCCAGATCCCAGGGAGTATCCCATGAAGCACCGCAAGCTCACCCAGCAGGAACTGTTCGACGAGGCCCGCGAAAGGTTCGGAGCCGACGTCAAGGCGTTCGCCTTCCAGTGCCCGAACTGCGACGACATCGCCACCATCCAGGACTTCATCGACGCCGGAGACGGCAGCCGGGCTGGGCAGGAGTGCATCGGCAGACTGCTCGGCGCACTGAAGCGCACCGCCAACCGAGGCCGTGACGGGATCGTGCGTGGCGAGCGCGGCTGCGACTGGGCGGCCTACGGACTGTTCCGTGGCCCGTGGGAAATCGTCATGCCGGCGGAGGGCGAGAAGCCTGAGCGGTCGGCGTGGTCGTTCCCCCTGGCTCCGGCCCCGGCCGTGACCGCCGTTGGCGGGGCCCGATGACGCACCCGCCGCAGCCGCTGCCCGGCCCCTGGCAGCTCCGCACCACCGACACCGTGTTCCCCGCCCAGACGCTCACCGTCACCGTGCCGGATCTGCCGTGCGGACACCTGCCCGGCGACCGCCACACCACCGAGTGCGACTACTGGATCGGCGTCGACGAGGGCGAGTACCCGCCGCCGGAGGCGTACATGGTGGGCGGCCCGTACGCGCACCTGCTGCCGCACGCGCCCGGCCTGGAGCCGCTGGTCGACCCGGCCCTGCGAGGTGCCGCGTGATCAGCCTCCTCGCCGCCCTGACCGTCGTGGTCGTCGCCCTAGTCGCCGCCGTCGCGTGGGCCCTCGCCGAGCAGCGTGCCGCCCGCCGCCTCGCGGTCCGCAGCGCTCGGCAGGCTGCCCGGATCCGCACCCGGCAGCGCCAGCTCCGCCACAAGGCCCACCGCCTGGAGGAGCTGCGCGACGAGCTGGACGTGGTCACGGCCGCCATCGCCCGGATGCGCCGCTGCGCCCAACGGCAGATCGACGCCACCACGCCGAGGCCGTCGATGGCCGAGCAGATGTACGCCTGGCTGGCCGAGGTGCCCACCACCCACGACCGGGAGTACGGCGCATGAGCCGCCCGTCCCGGCTGCGCATGGCGGCCGACGCCGCCGCCGCGCTGGCCGCCGCACTCCTGACCACGCCCGCCCGCCGCCGTGCCGCTGCTCGCCGCGAGGTGGACCGCCACGCCGACCTGCGCATCGCCCAGACCGCCCGGAAGGACAAGCCGTGAAGACCGGCATCACCTTGTCGGCGCTGCGCGACCGTCGCAACCAGCGCCCCGACGAGTACGTCGGCCGACACCGCGCCGACGCCACCCCGGAGGAGCACGAGGAGCGCACGGTCGCCGCCAACTGGACGCCCCTGGCCCCCGCCACCCGCCAGCACCTCGCCCCGCACCACTACGCCGACACGGCGCTCCCCGCCGGCGTCGACCAGCCCACCGCCCACTTCGACCGGGCGGCCCTGAAGGCGGCCTGCGCCCCCATCCAGGGGCAGCCGCCCACCTGGCCCGAGGTGCTGGCCGCGCTGCGCGACGACATGGCCGAGACCGCACCGACCGAGATCCTGCCCGCCTGCACCGACGAGCCGCCCGCCGTCGAGACCCCGGAGACCACCCGATGAACCTGCGTACCCGCCAGCCCACCGGCCGCGTCCCGTGGCCCCTCATCCTCATCGAGGGCGGCGAGAAGTCCGGCAAGTCCTGGGCCTGCGCCCAGTTCTCCACCAGCTCCCGCATCGGCCAGATGTACTGGATCGACCTCGGCGAGGGCGCCGCCGACGAGTACGGCGCCATCCCCGGCGCGCAGTACCTCGTCGTCGAGCACGACGGCACGTGGGCGCAGATCCAGGGCGCGGTCGACGCCGTCAAGGCCGAGGCCACCCGCGCCGCCGCCGCCGGTGAGCCGCCGGTGGTGCTGGTCATCGACTCTATGACCGCCGAGTGGGACCTGCTGAAGGACTGGGCGTCCGACAAGGCCCGCCGGCGGCACAACGCCAAGGCCCGGAAGTACAAGCGGCCGGAGCTGGCCGCCGACGAAGAGCCGACCATCTCCATGGACCTGTGGAACGAGGCCGGCGCCCGCCACCGCAAGCTCATGACCACGCTGATGACCTTCCCGGGCATCGTGCTGCTGACCGCCCGTGGCAAGGAGGTCGCCGCCCTCGATGACGCCGGGAAGCCGATCGAAAAGCAGCGCGACTACCGGGTCGAGGGCCACAAGACGCTCGGGTTCGACGTGTCCTGCTGGATCCGCCTCGACCGGGCCAAGCCCGGCACGGTGGTCGGCGTCCGGTCGGTGCACGTCGGTATCCGGCCCGGCTACGACAGCCCAATCGAGCTGGACCGGAACTGGACGGTCGAGAACATCGTCTTCGAGACGCTCCAGTGCGCACCGGCTGAGGCGCACACCCGGAACCTGACCGCGTTGCAGGCCGCTGAGCCGGACGATGACCGCCCGGTGTCCGGCCCGCCGGCCGCCGAGCCCCGCCCCGCCCCGACGGCCACCGGCGTCCGGGACTGGGCACTGCACACCGACCGCACGGCCCGGGGCATCCGCCAGGCCGCCGCGAAACTCCTCGCCGAGCACCCGGCCGTCGCCGCCGAGCGGGTCACCAACGAGCACGGCGACGACGAGCAGCTCTCGGTCCTCATGGACCGCCGGGCCCGGGAGCTGGAGCCCAAGGCCGCCCAACCCACCGAGCACGAGGAGCGGCGCCGCAAGCGCATGTTCGCCCTGCTCGGTGACCTCGGCTACGCCGACCGTGAGAAGTACATCGAGGTCCTCGGCAAGGTCCTCAAGCGGCCGGTCGAGTCGTCGAAGGACCTGAACGCCGGTGACGTCGAGGACGTGATCCTGGCCCTGGAGCAGCGGCAGCGTCAGTTGTCCCGGCAGGAGGCGACGGCATGAGCCTCAAGCCCACCGCCGAGCAGCAGCAGGTCATCGACGCTTTCCGGCACCGCGACCGACCCACCATCGTCGTCCAGGCCGGAGCCGGCTGCGGCAAGTCCTCCACCCTCAAGATGGCGGCCAAGACCGAGCCGTACCGCAAGGGCCTGTACGTCGCGTACAACAAGGCCCTCGCCGTCGAGGCACGCGGCTCGTTCCCGGCCGCCGTCGACTGCCGCACCGCCCACAGCCTCGCGTTCGGGCCCGTCGGCCGCCACTACCGGGACCGCCTCAACGGGCCCCGAGTGCCGGCCAAGGACGTCGCCGAGTTCCTCGGCTTCAACTCCCCGGTGCAGATCTCCGGCGAGCTGGCACCGCTCGCCCCGACCACCCTGGCCCGGCTCACCATGGACCTGGTCGGCAAGTTCCTCAACTCCGCCGACCAGGAACCGGCCACCGAGCACAGCCCCCAGGTCGACGGCTACTCCCGCGCCTACAACAAGGCCCTCGCCCAGTACCTGGTGCCGTACGCCCGCAAGGCGTGGGACGACCTCCAGCTCCAGTCCGGGGGCCGACTGAAGTTCACCCACGACGTCTACCTGAAGCTCTACCAGCTCAGCAGGCCACGGATCCCCGTCGACTACGTACTCCTCGACGAGGCACAGGACCTGTCGCCCGTCATGGCGTCGCTGTTCCACTTCCAGGACCACGCCCAGCGGATCATGGTCGGCGACAGCGCCCAGGCGATCTACGGGTTCCGGGGCGCGATCGACGCCATGCAGAAGTTCGTGGCGGACCACCGGCTCACCCTGTCGCAGTCCTTCCGGTTCGGTCCGGCCATCGCCGACGAGGCCAACAAGTGGCTCGACCTGCTCGACGCCCCGCTGCGCCTCACCGGCTTCCCGCCGGCCGACTCCACGGTGGTGCCGATCCTCGGCGACCCGCGAGCGATCCTGTGCCGCTCCAACGCCGGCGCCATCACACAGGTGATGCACGCCGCCGCTGCTGGCCGCCGCCCGGCGCTGGTCGGGGGCGGGGACGACATCCGCAGGCTCGCCGAGGCCGCCCAGGAGCTGATCGACGGCCGGGCCACGAGCCACCCCGAGTTGGTCGCCTTCCAGACGTGGGACCAGGTCCGGGAGCACGCCGCTCAGGACGACGCCAGCGGCAACCTCCAGGTGCTGGTCAAGCTGATCGACGACCACAGCCCGGCGCAGATCCTGCGGGTGGTCGGGAGCCTGGTCGACGAGGCCAACGCCGACGTGGTGATCTCGACGGCGCACAAGGCCAAGGGCCGGGAGTGGGACACGGTCCGGATCGCGGGTGACTTCCGCGAGCCCCGGGTTGACCCGGTGACGCACCGGGTCCGCCTGGTCGCCGATGAGCTGATGCTCGCGTACGTGGCGGTGACCCGGGCCCGTCAGGTGCTGGACCGTCAGGGACTGGCGTGGGTGGACTGGCTGGTCCGGCCGGTCCGGGCGAAGCAGCATCCGGAGCACGCGATCCTGCCGGACGCCCCCCGGATCGAGGACCTGCTCGACGCGTCGTCGCTGGGCACTCCCGACGCGGTGGCGATGCGCGAGCAGGCCCGCGCCGATCTGGCCGGTGAGCTGACCGGGATGCCGGAGGAACAGGCGGACTGGGAATCGGCCGATCCGCTCGACGGCGCCGAGACGATGCCGTCCGTGGAGACCACCTCGGCCGGCGAGCACCGTGCCTGCTGCTGGCTGTGCACCCCGTCCCTGCGTGACGCCTGGCCCGCCCCGGTCACCGCCGGAGCTGGCCGTGGCTGACGTCATCCCGTTCCCCGGGGTCGGCTTCGTGCCGGCCCCGGGGCCCCGGGCGGTGCCCGCCGACCTCGACGCCATGGGCGAGCGGTACGTGGCGTACGCCGAGGCCCGCGACACCCCCGGCCGCGAACGTGAGGCCAACCTCCTCGCCCGCGCTGTCGCCGACGACGTACCGGCGTGGCTGGGTGAGGTCGCCCGCGTCGAGCAGCTCCGCCAGGAGCTGGCGGCCGAGCTGGACCGGCTCACCGGAGGTGCCGGGTGAGCGCACGATCCCTGCCCAACCTCGCCCGGCAGCGGGTCGTCGTACCAGCCGTCATCGGCCGCTGCAAGCTCGACGGCGACCCGATCCGGACCGGTGAGGCCACTGTGTGGCTGACCGACCCGATGGGCCTGTCGCACGTGGAGTGCAAGCAGCGCGCCGACGCTGCGACGGGTGGGGGTGCCTGATGGCCCGCCGTACCCGCCCCCGGCCCCGAGGCCGCCAGACCGCCAAGTCCCGGCTGGCCCCCTGCATCTACCGGGCCGACGCCACGCTGCCCGACCCGTCCGACCCCGACCACCCGCTGTGCGTGTGTGGCCTGGCCTACCGGCACGGCCGGCACACCCTGCCGGACACCGCCGACGCCCAGGCCGAGCACCTCCGCCGGATCGGAGACGCCTGATGACCACTCACCACCTGCTCGCCGTCTGGCCCGTCACCGACGACCGCCTCAGCCTCGAAGACTTGGTCGAGCGCGCCTTCCGCGAGCTGTCCGGGGTCGCCGCCGAGGCTCAGGCGCGTGTCGCCGGTCCGACCACCTGGCGGCTGATCGACGCCGCCGACCTGGAGGGCTGGGAGCACCACGACGGGCAGCTCCTGGTCGCCACCGCACCGGCCGAGCCGACCACACCGGCCCCGACGGTCGAGCCCGAACCCGAGCCTCCGGCACCGGTGGACCTCGCCGCGTGGTGCCAGGAGCGCGCTGAGGCCCACCGCGAGTACGAGGACCACGAGCTGCCGTTGTACGACGACCGCGACAACGCCCTCATTCACTGGGTGGTCCGCGTACTCGGCAGCCCGACCCTGGAGGAGTCCCGTCAGGTGCTCGCCGCTCTCGCCGCGCGTCACGGCCTGGCCCTCGTTGCCGCGCGGACCTGTCCTCCCTGACCTCTGGCTGGCCGGGCCGCCCATGTGGCCCGGCCACCCGTCGCACAACCCCTACCAGCACGAACAGGAGCCGCTTCCGTGGGTGCACGCCTCGTCTCCCTGGTCCTCGCCAGGTGGGCACACCTTCCCGACCGCGCCTTCCGCGTGGTCGTGAAGATGGCGCACACCGCCCTCGACGAGGCCACCGACAAGGTGCCCGCCGGCCTGTACTTCGGCGGCCGAGAGGCCCTCGCGGACATCCTCCGCAACGAGCGCGGCGGCAAGCGGGAGAGCGTCCTCCGCAACGTCCGGTTCGCCATCGAGGAAGCCATCGCGGCCGGTGCGATCAAGCGGCAGTCGAAGGGCCGCGTGGGGAGCCACGCGGTCTACCGGATGACCCTCGACGGACCCCGATCCATCGACAAACCCCTTATGTATAGCTCGCCCGACGACGGTTCCCAGGGGGAATCCAGCGTTCCCCCTCAGGAGGAATGCCACGTTCCCCCTGAGGGGGAATCCAGCGTTCCGCCAAGGGGGAACGCCACGTTCCCCCCTAGGAACCACGACGAACCAGGAGAGGAACCACGGGAGGAAGTAGGGCGCGACGTCCTCCCGGTCGGAGCGCACGTACTCCCCACTGGGGGCCACGCTGGCCCCCAGACCCCCCGGCGACCCGACGACCCTTCGGGCCGCCGGACCTCTTCGGACAGCGCAACCTTCGCCGAGGAACAGCAACCACCTCAGCCTGAGACCGCAACTCACGACCGCACGCGCGAGAGCGCCCCACCGCCGCCTCTCCGCCTGGTCCCCGGGAACCCCGATGTTGTCCGCAGTGACGACGAACCGCGCAGCATCTTCCCCGCCCCGGTCCCCGGCACGCCGCAGCCCACCGGACGCGGCTTCGGCTTCTGCCTCCCCTGCCACCGCGACGGGATGACCACCCTCGCCGCCGACCCCGTCTCCGGCGACGCCTGCCTCACCCACCTCCGGAGCACCGGATGAGCACCTACCGCCACCGCACCCCCGGCGAGAAACGCGCCCAGCGCTCCGCACAGACCGCCATCGCCCGCGCCCTCGCCCACACCCCGCCACCACCCGCCGCCGACCCACACGACCCCTGGGCAGGTGCATGGCCACCCAGCCCCGCCGCCTGGCGCACCCGCTGCCGACAAATCCGCGAAGAGATCGAGGAGACCCGCCATGCACGCCACTGACCGATTCGTCAGCCTCGACGCCGAAACCAACGGCCTCCCCGGCCGAGCCTTCGCCGTCGCCATCACCCTCTCCGACGGCACCGGCGAACTCGACCACGCCGTCTACCGCTGCCCCATCGACGAGCCCGTCGATGACTGGGTCGCCAGCAACGTGCTACCCGCCATCGACGACATCGAGATCAACAGCAGCAACTACGAGGGCCTGCTCTACAACCTGCGCGAGAAGCACTTCCAGTGGACCGAGGAAGGCGTTCCGCTCATCGCCCACGTTGCCTGGCCCGTCGAAGCCCGGCTCCTCCTCGACATGCTCCAAGGCGAAGACGTGTGGCTCGGCCCGTACCCGCTCATCGACGTCGCCTCGGTGCTGCTGGCCAAGGGCTACAACCCGGTCTCCGTGGACCAGTACCTCACCGCCCACAACATCACCGCGCCGGACGGCTCGCCGCATCACCCGCTGTACGACGCCCGAGCAGCCGAGCGCTGCCTCCGCCACCTGCTCGCCACGACCGCCTGAGGAGCCCCACCATGACCTCCTTCCTCGACGCCATGCACGCCGACGACCGCAACCAGGCCGACGCCCGAGCAGCCACCGCCGAGCAGGAACGCGACGACGCCCTGGCCGACCGCGACACCGCCCGCGCCGAACGCGACGCCGCCCGCACCGACGCCACCGTCCGCATCGACACCCGCAACGTCATCTGGCACCCCGCACCCAACGGACAGTGGCACCACCCCCTCTACGGCACCTACACCCTCGACAACATCCACGAGGAGTACGGACCCAGCCGCACCGCCCTGCTCATCGCCATCGACGACGAGCAAGACGAAGAGCAGGTCGACATCGCCGAGGCCCGCGTCCTCGCCGCCCTGGAATCCCTCGGCTGGCCCGACGACCGCAACGACGGAACCGACTACCCGGGCGCAGCGTGGGAAGCCGTACGAGAAGCCATCGCCGCAGCCGACGCCGTCGCCCCGGTTCCGCCCGCCCGCGCGCAGGAGCCGACCCAGGCCGCGCCGGAGCAGCCCGGCCATGACGACCAGTGCACCCCGCCGCTGTGCGCCGCCTGCGGCTGCTGGTGCCACCTGATCGAGCAGGCGATTCGCGCCCGACTCGCCGCCGTCTGGCCCGCCTACGAAGGGTCGGAGCTGCTCGACCATCTCGCGGCCGAGGCAGGTGCCGCTGCCGTTGCGGTGGCTCTCCAGCACGCGCCGCTGCCCGCCTGGGTATTGGAGCTGGTGCGAGGTCTGGAGCGGTACGAGGCCGAGCACCCGGTGCTGTTCCGGCAGCTCGGTGGCGGGTACGCGCAGTGGGACTGCCCCGGGCGGCTGCTCGACCTGGTGCCCGCCGATGTTCGCGCCCAGGCCGACACGCAGCCGGCGCAGGAGCCGACCGCGCAGCCGACCCAGGTTCTGGAGTACCACTGGGGTCGCGCCTGGAGCCCCACCCAGGACGAGGCCACCTGCCCCTGCCCGAAAGCCCCGTGCGGCTACGTCATCCGGCAGCAGACGGCGGCGGAGTGCGAGTACCACGGACCGGCGCAGACGATGCGCGGCGGCCATCCGGCCGACCGCTGCCCCGCCCAGACGGAGGGCTGACCGATGCAGGGACAGCTTGCCCTCTTCGCCACCGACACCCCGACCACTACCGCAGCCACCCCACGCCGCACCTGGGCCGACGTACGCCCCGGCGAACAGGTCACCTACAACGTGCCCGGCTCGCCCTGGCGCGGCACCTGGACCGTCCGCCGCATCGAACGCCACCCCCACGCCCCGTACGCCTTCATCGCCGACCTGGTCGACGCCGACGGCCGGGTCTGGCAGTCGTGCCCGCATCGCGACGCCCCGGCCGACGTCGACATCACCCGTACCGCCGCCTGAGGAGCACCGTGACCTCTCTGCACCACCAGCACGCCGACGCCGTCGCCGCCACGTTGGACGCCGCCCTCTGGCAGCTCGACGCCCACGCCGTCATGGAGGCCCGCGCCATCGCCGACCTCGCCGACGCCGCCGCCGACCCCATCCGCTCCCCGACGTGGGGCCGCCGACACGCCCTCGGCGGCCACGGCGACCCCGTCGGCGACGCCATCCTCGGCCTCGGCGGCCGAATCCGACGCAACCGGTACGCCGACCTGTCCCGAGAGGTGACCGAGCAGCTCGACGGCGTCGCCCGCCACCTCCCGGCACCACTCGGCTGGACCGCACCGCTCACCCGCATCCGCGACGCCATCCCCGCCATGACCACCCACGCCGCCGGTCGCACCACGCTGCTGCTCGACCGCCTCAACGGCCGGATCCGCCGCCAGCTCCGCATCGGCACCGGCCTCGACCACCTCGCCGGCCTGGAATGCCCCGCCTGCCGAGACCGGCTCGTCTCCGCCTACACCGCCGCACCCGCCACCGTCATCTGCCGCTGCGACCACTGCCGCTGCACCGGCCCCGGCTGCCACTGCCGGCTACCCGGGGCGGTCGTGGGGGCACCGCACGTCTGGGTGCGTGCCCGCGCGGTCGCGGGAGCGATACCGACCAACACACCCCACTGACCCGAGAAGATCCGCCGTGAACAACCTCAACCTCACACCCCAGCCACGGGTGGCCCGGATCGGCCCTTGACCCGACCACCACGGTTGTCACCTGCTTGGAAGTGGCAAGTGGACAACCCTTATTTCACCTACTATCGTTAACGCATGCCTGAGGGGCCTGTACGCGTCACAGGGACTTTGCTGGCCGTCCTGGACGCTCTGCTTGAAGCCGACAATCACGAGCTTCACGGCTGGGCAATCATGAAGACCACGGGAAAGTCTGGACCCACCATCTACAAGATCTTGGAGCGACTAGCTGAGTCAAAGTGGGTGACCTTTCGCTGGGACACCGACACCGAGCCCGGCAAGCCGCGCCGCCGCTACTACCAGCTCACGGGCGAGGGTGTCTCTAGCGCCCGACAGCTTCTCGCGCAACGGCGAACCAAGACCGCGCCTGCCGGCCGCGCCCGCCTTGCCTTTGGTGAGTGTGGAGCGTGAGCCGCTTGGAGGTCGTTCTGAGCATCTTGCTCGGCCTCTTCGTCAACGAGGCCTTCGACATCTCACCCTGGCTCGCCCGGAGGTTGGTGCGCTGGTCGGCCTACCGTTGGACGACCGACCCCGAGATCGCCGCTGGTTATGCGGAGGAGTGGGCCGCGATCATCGATCAACGGCCCGGCAAGTTGTTCAAACTCCTGACGGCCGTGCAATTCACTTTTGGCGCTGCCGGTCGAGCTGCACCGAGAGCCGTTATGCGGGCGCTCATTGCATCTAGGTTGCTCAGAGCAGTCTGGATTTACGCCTTAGCGTTTATCGCTATGTCCAAGGTCCGCGGGGACGCCAGCAACGAGAGCCTCGATGCGGCAGTGATCAAGTATCTAGAAGCTCATGCAGGCAAAAAGCGCAACCCGTGGTTGTCTGGCGCCAAACGCGACCTCTTGGGGCTGCACGCGGTGCAGGACAACAACATGGCTAATCCCGCAGGCCGGCAAGGCAGAGCTGTCGCGGCCCCGACTCGCAAACGGCGTCGACGCAGGTAGGTGCCGTCCGCTGACCGACACCGGCCCGAGGCGCGCGACTGACGCCCGCCTCGGGCCGTTGACCCTACGAGGGAATCGGGATCGCCTCGGGCTCGCTCTGCCCGTCCCAGGCGAGGAGCAACTCGGTCGGGACGGGTGTACCCATCGCCCGCACGACGAAGAACTCGATATCACCCCCCGGCAGGACCCGGCCAATCTCGTCCGGGAAGCGGATGAATCCTTCGCTCCTATCGCCAGTCCTGACCCACTGAACTCCCGACGCCGGCCTCGTGCCGACGTTCGTCAACAGATAGCGCCCCTTGCCCACGCGTCGAGCAACCCAGGCCACATCCGGCGCCGGTGGCGGCAGCGCGGCCTCGGCCGCCACAGCCTGTCGCTCCGCCGCGCGGGAGGATGCCCGCGCGAACCACGCACTCCAGCACGACACGATTAGGGCGAGCACCGCGATGGCGCTCGTGATGATGTCAGTAATTTCCATGCCGGCGAACGTAGCGGCCGGTGTCAGTTACCGTCCCTAGACAAGATCATATCCGAATTGGGCGCACCATAATTACTCTTAAGGTGCGTAAGGATTCAGGCTGGTGTCGATTCAGCTCGGAGTGATGACTTGCGTGCGACCGGTAGCCTCCCCGAGGTTCACACCGACGCACCCGGGAGCCACCACCATGCGACGAAACCTCGCGGCCGTCCTCGCCGTCGCTCTGCTCGCCCTCACCGCCTGCGGTGGCGCAGACGACACCGACACCAGCAGCAAGACCATCACCAAGGCCGCCGTCGAGGCCGAGGGGAAGTTCTGGCCCTTCACTACCAGCGAGGCAACCCTCCGCTGCAACGGTCAGGCCGTGACCGCCACGGTCGACGGCACCAAGTACGCCCTCAACGGCCGGGCGAAGGGTAGCGGCGTCGGCGCCGATCTGGACCCGGTGTGGGCGGAGAACCCCGACATCCCCGGGACGAAGATCAGCGTTCACCACGTCATCGAGATGGGCCTCGATCTCTGCTGAGGCAGGTCAGCCAACCGCGTCGGTAAGATCGAGCCATGACGCGCCGTTGCCCCTCGTGCCGCGCCAAGCTCCCCGCCAGCGGCCGATGCCCCGGCCTCGCCCCCCTCATCGAGCACGAGGGCCGACTCTGGGGCATCGCCGCGCAGCTTGCCCACGCCCTCGGCGGGGACGTCACCGAGCGGATGATCCGCAACTACGCCAACCGCGACGACCTGCCCCGGTGGGAGTACCGCCGCAGCGTCTACTTCGCCCTGGAGGACGCCGCCCCGATCGAGGGCGCCAAGCGGCGGTCCGGACGCGGCCGGCGGCGTCAGCTTGACGCCGGGCTGGTCGCCGCCGCATGATTTGATCACTCGGCCGTACAGGCGGAGTGTGCCCACAGCCCGGACGGAGACCCACAGGGTCCGCCGGGCTGTACTGCGTCCAGGGGACGGCGCGGCGCTTGGGGCACGGGGATGGCGGGCAGGCCGGAAGTGGTGCTCTGGCCTGCCCGCACACCCAGCTACCAACTAACTTCGGGGGCCTGGAACTGTGGGTTGTCGTCTTGCCAGGAGCTGACCCAGTGCGCCGGGTCCTCCTCACTCAAGGCCGCCGCCAGGATGAGCAGCGGCACCAGAGCCTTGCGGGGGTTATCGCTCCTGGGCCGGTAAACCATGACCTCGACGTTGCTCGCGTTGAGCGGGGTCGTCATGACCTCCCGCATGCCGGCCGCCGACGCAAGCTCGATGATTTGCAACATCTTGTCTACCCCCACCGGGCGGATGCGCAGGCCATCGCTATCAAGAATTACGTCCACCTCGACTAGCTCCTTTCGTTGATCGAACACCGTTCCTCGTGGACAAACCTCATCCGTCGCTGCTGGATTCCCAACCGGCCCTTGGCCGGGCCGCACACCACCACCGGACAAGGCGCCGGAGGCCACCATGACCAGACCGAAGCCCGTCGGGCCCGAGGACTACGAGCTGGTCCGTGAGCTACACGCCGAGGGCCTCAGCCGCAACGAGATCGCCCGCCGCATCGGCCGGTCCGGACGCACCGTCTCCCGGATCGCCGCCGAGCTGGAGCTGAGCTTCGAGCGCGGTGAACTGGTGAAGGCGGCCACCGAGGCGCGCAAGGTCGACGCCCGGGCGAAGCGGGCCGCCCTCGCCAACGCCCTCCTCGACGACGCCGAGCGGATGCGCCAGCAGCTCTGGCAGCCCGCGGACTACGTCGACCACGGCGGCAAGGAGTACGTCCGCGTCGACTGGACGACACCCGAGCCGACCTTCGCCGACAAGCTGAAGATCACGCAGTCGCTCGGCATCATGGTCGACCGGGCCGTCAAGCTCGACGAGTACGACGCCGACCCCGGCATCGACGCGGCGAAGAGCATGCTCGGCGCCCTTGCCAAGGGCCTGGGCGCGGCGTACGACCAGCTCAACCAGCCCGACGCCGATGGCGGTTGACCTCGACGCCGTCAGCCGAACCCTCTCGCCGATCCACCTCCGCTCGGTGGTCGAGTCCACCGCCCGCCTCAACATCTGGCAGGGCTCGGTCCGGTCCGGCAAGACGGTGTCGAGCCTGCTGCGGTTTCTGCTCGCCGTGGCGAACGCGCCGACCTCAGGCCGCGTGCTGCTCTTCGGCAAGACCCGCGAGTCCGTCGGCCGGAACGTGTTCGCGGTCCTCACCGACCCGGCCATCTTCGGCCCGCTCGCCCGGCTCACGAAGTACACCCCGGGAGCGCCGACCGGCACGATCCTTGGCCGCCTGGTCGACGTGATTGGTGCGAACGACGCCAAGGCCGAGCCCAAGGTCAGGGGCCTGACGCTGTGCCTGGCGTACGGCGACGAGCTGACCACCGTGCCCGAGGCGTTCTTCACGCAGGTGCTGGCCCGGCTCTCGGTGGCCGGTGCGCAGTTGTTCGGAACCACCAACCCCGACAGCCCAGCTCACTGGCTGCGGAAGAAGTACCTCCTCCGGGTCGGTGAGCTGAACCTCCGCACCTGGCACTCCACGCTCGATGACAACCCGCACCTCGACCCGCAGTACGTGGCGGACCTGAAGGTCGAGTACGTCGGGCTCTGGTACAAGCGGTTCATCCAGGGCCTGTGGGTGCAGGCCGAGGGTGCCGTCTTCGACATGTTCGACGAGGACCGCCACGTCGTGCCCGTGCTGCCCGCGATCCACCGCTGGGTCAGCCTCGGCATCGACTACGGCACCCGCAACGCCACCGCCGCCCTGATCCTCGGTCTGGGCCGCGACGGGCGGCTGTACCTGACCCACGAGTGGCGGCACGACCCGGCCACCGCCCGCCGGCAGCTCACCGACTCTAGCCTCTCCCGCGAGCTACGCGGCTGGCTGGGCAGCCTGGAGGTGCCCGGCGGCGCAGGCCTGCGCGGGCTGCGCCCCGAGTGGACCGTCGTCGACCCGTCGGCTGCCTCGCTGCGGCTCCAGCTCCACGAGGACGGCATGACGCCGGCCTTGGCCGACAACTCGGTGCTGGACGGCATCCGGCTCATGTCGTCGCTGCTCGGCAACGGTCAGCTCAAGATTCACGAGTCGTGTACCGGGCTGATCAGCGAGATCCCGGGCTACTCGTGGGACGACAAGGCGGCGGAGCGGGGCGAGGACGCGCCGATCAAGGCCGATGACCACTCGATCGACGCCGCGCGGTATGCGATCAAGACCCCTGAGGTGCTGTGGCGGCCGATGTTGCGGTCCGCTCACGCCCTCGCCGCATTAGCAGAGACCTAGAGGTGTCAGAAGTCGAAGACCCGAGACGGCTGCTGTCCGGGACCTGGCTGCACCACCCAGCGGATGCCGTTAATGTCCGTGAACGCCACTTCGCAGTGAAATAGGTTCGGCAGATCGCGATGGTCGAGATCGGGTGGCCACACCACGTTGTAGCCGTCCACCTTCCAGCTTAGGTGCTGCGTGTCGCCTGCCTTCAGGACTGGCAGAGGCCGCGGGCCGCCGGCGCTCAAATCCTGCTGTGTCTCGCGGTGGGTCAGCGTGGTCCTGATGTTGGTGATGGGGTACATCCCGTAATTGCCGAGTGTGACGCCGTAATCGCGGATCGAGACCCACCGGTTTCCGCCACATCCCGGATTGTGCAGTACGACGGTCCGGGCCTGGGCGTCCTGCGCATGGCGCTGGTCGGCCTCCAGACGATTCACTTCCTCCCGCCGCGTCTCGCGCTCCCGACTAAGGGCACGCGCCTGCCAAACGAAGGTACCGACTGTGCCAACGGCGGCCAGCAGGGCCGCCCACGCGGCTAGCCAGTCGGCTCGGGTGGGCCCCTGATCGGCAGCCGCAGCGAGCATCTGTGCGAGTTCCATGTCAACCGACAGTAGGCGGTTGGCCCCAATGAGCAGCTAAGGAGGGCCTGGTGCCGATCCCCACCGGCGGCACCTGGCCGCCACCCGCCCACGCACCCGCCTACTCCGCCTACCGCACCTGGGACGCCTGGTACGTCGGCGACCCCGCCGAACTGGTCAAGGTCTACACCGAGCGGCCCACCGCACGAGTCCGGCCCAGTCAGCTCGCCGGTGGAGTAGTCGGGATGCTGTCCCGCTTCCTCTGGGGCACCCCACCCCGGATCGGTCAGCGCGACACCCGCTTCCACGTCCCGGTCGCGGCCGACTTGGCAGCCACGTCCGCCGGCCTCCTGTTCGCCGAGCCGCCCACCCTGACCTGCGACAACACCGCCACTCAGGAAGCTGTCGACGGGCTCATCGAGAACGGGCTGATGACCGTGCTCCGGCACGGCGCGGAGATCGGCTCCACCCTCGGCGACGTCTACCTCCGCCCCGTCATCGACCGCGACGTCGCCCGAGACCGGGCGATCCCGACAGCGGTGCCCGCCGACGCCGCGATCCCCGTCATCCGCTGGGGCCAGTTGGTCGAGGTGACCTTCTGGTCGACGGTGCACGAGAGCAGCGGCACGGTGCTGCGCCTCCTGGAGCACCACGACGTCGTCAACGGCGCCGGACGCATCACCTACGCGCTGCACCAGGGCACACCGGACGAGCTGGGCCACGCGATCCCGCTCGTCGAACACCCCGATGTCGCCCACCTCGCCGAGCTGCTCGACGAGACCGGCTCGCAGCCGACCGGCCTCGACCGGCTCGACGTGGTCCGGATCCCCAACGCCGGACCGCAGAGGCTCTGGCGCAAGCTGGGGCCGCTCAAGTACCACGGCCGCTCGGACATGGACGGAAACGAGCCGGTCTTCGACCAGATCGACGGCTCGTGGACGTCGTGGATGCGGGACATCCGCAACGGCGCCGGCCGCATCACCGTGCCGGAGTACATGCTCCAGTCCAACGGGCCCGGACACGGGGCGACCTGGGACCCCGACCGCGAGGTCTACTCGGCCATCAACGCCTTGCCCGACCAGGGCCTTGGGCTCACCGTGTCGCAGTTCGCCATCCGCTACGTCGAGCACAAGGCGACCATCGACGCCCTCATGGAGGTCGCGATGCGCCACGCCGGGCTGTCATCGCAGACCATGGGCGAAGAGGGCGACGTCGCTGTGACGGCCACCGAGGTCCAGGCCCGCGAGCGGCACAGCTTCGTGACCCGTGGGGATCGGATCACCACCTGGGGGCCCGCGCTCGCCGACTACGTCGAGCTGCACCTCGCCCTGGAACGCATCCACTTCGCCGGACCGGACGAGGAGCGCCCGAACGTCGAGTTCGGCGACAGCGTCACCGAGTCGCCGGAGCAGGTGGCCCGCACCGTGCAGCTCCTCGACGCCGCCACCGCCGTGTCCATCGAGACCAAGGTCCGGATGGTGCACCCCGACTGGGACCAGACGCAGATCGACGAGGAGGTCGCCCGGATCAAGGGCGACCAGCCGGCCCCCATCGAGGTCGGGGGTGCCCTCGGTGCCCTGGCCGGTAACCAGCCGCCACCGGCCGAGGGCGAGGGCGACGAGGAGGAGCCACCACCGGCCGAGGAGCAGTAGCGGATGGCGCTCACCGGAGACCAGATCGAGGAGATCAGCCGGGGGGCGGTCGACCTCTACCGCAACGCCGAGTCGGCGATCCTCGACGAGGTCACGCGCAGGCTCGCCGCTGGCCAGGACGCCCCCGACTGGGCCGTGACCCGCCTCGGTGCTCTCGCCTCGCTGCGGACCGCAGTGGAGCGGATCCTCGGCCTGGTCGCTGGCGAGTCCGCCGGCCGCCTGCGGGAGCTGCTCGCCGACGCGTACCGGACGGGTCAGGGCATCGCCACCCGCGACCTGCCCGCCCAACTGCTGCCCCGCGATCCGGACGCCGCTGCGGCTGCGCGGGCGGCCGGAACCGTACCGCGGATCGCCGTGGTGGAGAACCTCGCCGCTGCGCTCGTCACTGACATCGAGGCGAAGCACTCCAGCGTGCTGCGGCGGGTGCTCGACGTCTACCGGACGGTCATCGCCCAGGCGACCGGGGTCAGCGTGGCAGGTGGCATGACCCGACGGCAGGCCAGCCAGTGGGCGTACGCGCGGCTCGTCGACCAGGGCGTGGTGTCGTTCACCGACGCGGGCGGGCGCCGCTGGAGGCTGTCCAGCTACGTCGAGATGGCCACCCGGACCGTCACCCAGCGCGTCGCCGTACAGGGCCAGACGGACCGGCTCACCACGCTGGGCGTGGACACCGTGATCGTGTCTGACTCGCCCCGTGAGTGCCCGCGCTGCCGTCCGTGGGAGGGCAAGATCCTGAGCATCTCCGGCGGTGTGCGTGGCCGGGTGGCGCTGCCCAGCATGGTGGGCGACGGCACGGTGACCGTGGACATCGCCGGGAGCGTCGACGAGGCGCGGGCAGCAGGGTTGCAGCACCCCAACTGCACGCACAGCCTCCGGTCGTACCTGCCCGGCGCGACCCGACGCCCGACCCAGCCCACGCCCAACCCGGCGGGTTACGCGGCCAAGGAACGCCAGCGGGAGATCGAGCGTGGCATCCGCCGGTGGAAGGAGCGCCAGACCGCCGCCCTCACCCCCGAGGCAGCGGCAGCGGCCGGCGCGAAGGTCCGCCAGTGGCAGGGTGCGATGCGCGACCACCTTGCCGCCAACCCGGAGCTGAAGCGGCTGCCGTACCGCGAGCAGATCGGCGCCGGCAACCAGCCCCGCCCCGGACCCACCCGGGCCGCCACCCCACCGGCCACCCCCGCCCCGAGGCCCTCCCTCGCGGACCGGGTCGCGACCGGCGAGAAGAGCAGAGACCCCCTCGGCGGCGGCGTCATGGCAGACACCTACCGCGTCCGCCTCAACGACGGCACCAGCGCCGTCTACAAGCGGGCCAAGGACTCCTCCGGCCGTCCTGCCGTCGAGCAGCAGGACGCCGAGGAACTGGGGGCACTGGTGGCCCGCGCGGTGGGTGTGCGTGCGCCGGAGATCCACCGCGCGTCGCGCACCGAGGTGTACATGTCGTACCTCGACGGCCAGGTCTTCGCCGAACTCGACGATGCGGCAGCGGGCGCGTTGCAGCGCAGCGATGAGGGAGCCCGCCTCGGCCTCGCCGACCTGCTCATGGGCAACACCGACCGGAACAGCGGCAACCTGCTGGTCGACCGTGGCCGCATCGCCGCGATCGACCACGGTGGCGCCTTCGAGTGGCACCCCGAGTACAACCGGCCGAGCGGGACGCCGCAGTTCCGGGACGACTGGTGGTCCGCCTACGGCTCATCCGACACGGAGCAGTGGCACGCCAACCCACTCTCGGCCGACGACATCGCTCTGCTGCGCCAGCGTCTCGACGACTTGCGGGCAGAGTTCGATCGGCTCGGCCGAGCCGACTGGTGGGCCGCGATGATGGAGAGGCTCCGCGCCCTTGAGGCGCACGCCACCGGCCAAGGACTCCTCTCATGATCATCGAATATCGCGTGGTCAGCACCGGGAAGGTGCTCGACCGCATCACCGGCGACAGCGTCGACGAGCTGGTGTACGAGACCGGGCAGGCACGTGACGTGGTTGCCCAGATCACGCGCCGGCTACCCGATCGGCAGCGCATGGCTGCCCTCGCGTCCTGGTCGAACGGATACGTGCAGCTCGTCGCTACCTAGGCCACCCCGGCAAGGCCGGGGTCAGCAACACCCACCTCGACCAGCCTCAAGGAGGCCACGTCATGCACCGCACCCGACGCCGCACCCTGCTCGCCATCGGCGGTCTGGCCTACCGTGGCCCGGCTCGCCGGGACGACCCGGGCGGCCCTACCGGCAGCGGCTCCACCGAGGGTGGCAGCGGCTCCACCGACGAGGGCGGCCAGGGCAGTGAGGGCGGCCAGGGCGACGACTCCGGCAGCAAGACGCCGGAGATCAAGGGCGAGTTCGACCCCGAGCGGCATGCTCGGGCGCTCGCAGCCGCTCGCGAGGGCGAGAGGAAGGCCAAGGCCGAAACCAAGGTCGAGCGGGAGCGTGTCGCCGCGATCCTCAAGGCTGCCGGGCTCACCCCCGACGGCAAGGAGGACCCGGCCGAGCAGCTCAAGGCCGCCCGTGAGTCCGCCGACAAGGCGACCGCCAAGGCCCGGCAGACCGCCGTGGAGCTGGCCGTCTACAAGTCCGCCGGCAAGGCCGGCGCGGACCCGGACGCCGTACTCGACAGCCGCGGCTTCCTCGCCGCCGTCGCCGACCTCGACCCCGAGGACGGCGAGTTCAACGACAAGGTCACCGCCGCCATCAAGGCCGCAGTGAAGAGCAACGCGAAGCTCGCCGCAGGTACCGCCGGCCAAGGGTCCGGAACCGGTCGCCAGGGAGCCGACCACACCGGAGGTAGCGGCGGACGTAGCCGCTCGACCTCCCTCACCGACGCCGTCAAGCGCAAGCTCGGCGGCTGACCCAACCGGAGGTAGAACCTCATGCCTGTAACCCTGGCCGAGGCGTCGAACAACGCGCAGGAGGACTTCGACGCCACCGTGATCGACGAATTCCGCAAGGAGTCGACGATCCTCGACACCCTCACCTTCGACGACGCGGTCAACCCGGCCGGCGGCGGCGCCACCATGACCTACGGGTACCGGCGGCTCGCCACGCAGGCCACCGCGGCGACCCGTGAGCTGAACACCGAGTACCAGGCCCAGAACGTCACCACGACCAAGCACTCAGTCGAACTGGCGGTGATGGGTGGCGCGTTCACGATCGACCGGGTGATCGCCCGGATCGGTCCGGCCGCATCCGGTGCCGTCGCGCTGAACATGGCCCAGAAGGTCAAGGCCACCAGGACCCGCTTCGCCGACGAGGTAATCAACGGGGACACGAACGTCGACGCCCACGGCTTCGACGGACTCGACAAGGCCCTGGTCGGCACGTCCACGGAGTTCCGGCCCAGCGCGGTGACGAACTGGTCCGACCTGGACACCGACGCCAGCGTGAAGCACAAGGCCCTCGACGATCTCGACGAGTTCCTCAGCCTGCTCGACGGCACCCCGACGATCCTGCTCGGCAACCGGCGGCTCCTGGCCAAGGTCCGGGGCATCGTCCGCCGGACCGGCATGTACGTGCGCGACCCGATCCAGGGGCTCATCGGGGCGAACGGTCGGCCGATCACCCGCGAGAGCTACGGCGGGATCATCTTCGCGGACCCGGGCGACAAGGCCGGATCCAGCTCGCCAATCATCCCGGTCGAGACCCGCACCGTGGGGGTTTCGACGACCAACCTGACCGACCTGTACGCCTACCGCGTCGGTCTGGACGGCTTCCACGGTGTCACCACCGTCGGCTCGCAGCTCGTCGCGACGTGGCTGCCCGACTTCTCGACGCCGGGTGCGGTCAAGTCCGGCGAGGTGGAGCTCGGCCCGGTCGCGGTCGCCCTCAAGGCGACCAAGGCGGCGGCCGTCTGGCGGAACATCAAGGTGGCCTGACATGCAGCGATACAAGATCACCGCACCGGTTAAGACGGCCACCGGCACGGTCGCCGGTGTCGCCCTGGTCGACGGCCAGGGCGACACGGACAACGAGGGCGCTCTCGCGTACTTCCGCCGGCACGGCTACAAGGTCGAGGAGATCACCGAGGTGCCCGCGCCGGCCATCGAACCGGCACCGGAGGTCCCGGCGGAGCCCGACGGCGGGACTCCCGAGGGCCAGGGCCCCGTGCTCGCCGAGCCGCCTTCCCGGTCGGCTTCCAAGGCGGCATGGGTTACCTACGCCACCTCCGAGGCCGGCGGCAACCGCTTCTCCGTCGAGGACGCCGAGAAGCTCACCCGCGACCAGCTCGCCGAGAAGTACCTCGGCCCGAAGGAGGACTGACCGATGACGGTCCACGGCGAATACACCGGCGTCGTCCGCGACCACCCCGCGCTCGGCGGCATGCCGGCAGCCCCGGTCGCCAACGTGGCCGCCGCGAACGCGGACGGCACCTACGGCACCGAGGAAGCCGCGCTGATCAACGAGCTGAAGACGAAGGTCAACGCGCTACTCGCCTCGCTGCGGGCTGCTGGGGTCCTGAGCGAGTGATTCGTGGGGGCGGTCGCGTCGCACCGGCCGCCCCCGCCCAACCCGGGAGGAAGGCGCATCATGGCAGCTCAGGGCGTCGTCCCCGGTGGAGACCCCGGCAAGCTCGACCGCGACAACAGGCCGACCGGCGTACTCGCCGGAGTGCTGCTTCGGCTGATCCTCGACCACAACCCGGCCACCGACGAGCCCGACATCCTCCAGGTCGGCCGGAACCTCACCGGTACGCCGGACGGCGACGAGTTGGCCTTCTGGCTCAACGAACTGGGCTACGTCCGCCTACAAGCGCTGCTGTCCCGGCTGTGGGAGCACCTCCTCGTGCTCATCACCAGGCCGGGAGCATCTGGCCTCATGCTGCGGCTGGAGCGCCGCGAGGCCAACGGGACCCGGACGTACATCGGCGGCATCGACCCTCTGGCCCGGTGGATCACGAGCCTCCAGCCGTGGACGCCGATCACCGCGATCGACCCGGGCGCGACCGGCCGCTACTCGATGACCGTGACGGCCGGTGTGGCGCCGCTGAGCGCCTGCTGGGACGCGGACGCGACCGCCAGGTTGCAGGGCCGGGTGTACGTGCCAGCCGGATCAGTAGCCGGTGACACCCTGTTCACGCTGCCCAGCGGCTTCGCCCCGGTCACTCACAACCGTCTGCTGCCGATCCCCACGAACACCGGAATCGCGGCCCCGTGCGAGATCCTCACCTCCGGGGCGGTGGTGATCCGGCGGACGCAGGCCGGAGAGATGCACCTCAGCTTCGATGATCAAACTTTCAAGCGGGTGACGACATGACGGTTGTGCAGGGCCGCAGTTCCACGCTGACGGCCACCTACCGGCGCGGCGACGGAACCCCCGTCGACGTTGACGACGTCACCCTCACCATCGCCCCGGCCGCTGGCGGCACCCCCGTGCTCGGCCCGACCGGGACGGGCATCGGCCACCCGGCCACCGGCGTCTACGCCTACATCTGGGCGGTGCCGGTCGACCTGGCCGCCGGCAGCTATCTGGCGCTGTGGGAGGGCACGTACCTGGGTGCGGCGGCAACCGCGCAGGAGATCGTGACGGTCCGCGCCGCACCGGTGGTGGGCGCGTACGCGAGTGTCGACGACCTCAACGAACTGCTTGGCCGCACCCCGCTGAACGCGGCGCGGCTGCTGGTGCGGGCGAGCCGGGACGTGGACCGGGCGCTGCTGTGCGCGGTGTACGACGCGACCGATCCGGCCGTGGTCGAGGCGCTGCGCGAGGCGACGTTGGAACAGGTCGCGAGCGGGCTGGATTCGGGTGACGTGACCGGCACCGGTGCTGCCCCGCCGACGAGTTCGTTCTCCGTCGGCAAGGTCAGCGTCGTGCGCGGCGGGCAAGGCGCGGGCGGATCGTCTGCCCAGGCCAGCAAGATTGGGTCGCTGTGGCCGCAGGCGTGGCAGGTCCTTCAGGCCGCCGGCCTGACCGGACACGGGCCGCAGACGTGGTGACGCCGTGAACTGGGCCGAGTTCATCGCCGCGCACATCCCTGCACCGGCGATCGTCACCATCGAGCCGTACGCGGGTGCCGGGGCGTACGGCGACGTCTACGGCGCACCCGTCGAGGTGACGCCGTGCATCGTCGAGGAGACGCGGCGGATGGTGCGGGTACAGACGCAGGACGCCGCCGGCAGCGAGCAGGTCAGCTCGACCACGGTGCTCGCCCCGCTCGATACCCCTTGCCCCGCCGGGAGCCGCGTCACCTGGAACGGCAGGACCGCCACGGTCCTGGCCGTCGCCCGCGTCGAGGCCCACGGCCTGCCCCTGCCCGAGCACCTGGACATCTCCCTGGAGTGAGCGTGGCCGACGAGGTCCGGATCGAGTGGGACGGCGACAAGGTCCTGGCCGCCCTGAAGGGTGCGAGCTTCCAGGGTGCCCAGCTCGCCGCCGAGCATCTGCTCCAGGTCTCCAGCGGCCTGGCACCGCACGAGGAGGGCGACCTGGAGCGCAGTGGCGAGGTCAGCGGCGACCCGGGCACCGGCGCCGTGGCCGTCTCCTACGACCGGCCGTACGCCGTCCGACAGCATGAGGATCAGACCCTCAGGCACGACCAGGGCCGGAAGGCGAAGTACCTGGAGGACCCGATGGGCACTGAGCGGGCCACGATGCTGGCCATCATCGCCAAGACCGCCGGCAAGCCGCTGGGCGGCACCTGATGGCCGGCGAGGGCTGGACCTCCCGCCTACTCGTCGGCCTCGCCGGGCACCTCGACGCCGCCGACGTCGGCACGTACCGGGCCGCCGACGCATACCAGCCAGACGAGACGGCCATCGTGATCCGCGGGGTGCCGCAGGCGCCAGACCGGCTGATTACCCTCGCCCCGTACCCGATCGGATCGGCCACCCCCGGCCTCGCGGACCACCAACTGGCCGTGCAGATCCGGATCCGGGCTGGCCGGGATCCGCGCGAGTGTGACGACCTGGCCGACGCCGTATTCGACCTGCTCGACGGGGCGTCCGGGCTCGTGTTCGGCGGGATCGCCGTGGTGCAGATCTGGCGCCAGTCGTACACCTCGCTCGGCGACGACAGCAACGGCCGCTGGTCGCGGTCGGAGAACTACTACCTGGACGCGATGCGTCCGACCAGCAACAACTCGAACTGAGGAGCACGCCGTGACCCAGCCCACCGACCGCACGACCCTGCTGGCCCGGCGTCTCCGGGTCGACATCGACATGGGCACCTTCCCGGCCGTCAACTACCAGGAGCTGGTCGGCCGCCGAGAGCTGAACCCGATCAGCGAGACGCGCGCCCAGGACGACGAGGGCTACGAGGACGACGGTGCCGCCCGCGAGGCCACCACCGGTTACTCGTGGCGGCTGGAGCTGAAGCTCTCGCACTCGACGAACGCGGCTGGGACGTCGCTGAACCCCGTGCACGCCTTCCTGCGACAGAAGCACCTCCTCGCCCAGACGCAGAACGTCGCCGCCGGCGAGTTCGGGGTCCGCTGGTACGACAAAGACGGCCTCGCCAGCGGCGAGGAGTTCGCCGGCCGCTGCTACGTCAAGCAGTGGTCCCGCGATTCCAACGCCAGCCCGGACCTGGAGGTGGTGACCGTCGTTCTACAGGGCCAGGGCCAGCGCGTCCCGATCACCAACCCGAACGCCGACCTCACCCCGGCGATCACCGGCCTGATGCCGGCCACCGGCGACGATGGCGGGGGCTACCACGTTTCGATCTTCGGGCAGCACTTCAGCGGAGCCACCGACGTCGACTTCGGCGCCAACGCGGCCGACGACTTCACGGTGGTTTCCGACAACCACATCGTGGCGACCGCGCCAGCCGGCACCGCCGGCACCGTGCGGGTCACTGTGGAGACACCGGAGGGTGTCAGCCCGAACGTGCCCGCCGACGACTTCGTGTACACGGCCTGATGGCGGCCCGGCTCTCCGGGCTCGGGAAGTACTTCGCACCCGGCCTCGTCCTGGCTGATGTACCCGGCCGGGACGGGGTCGAGCGCGAGTACACCGTGCCCCTCGCGTCCGCCGAGCTGGGACTCTGGTGCCAGACCATCGCCAACGCCACCATGCAGATCCACCGCGCCAGCACGCCGGAGGACATCCAGCAGGCCGTCACCCTCATCGAGGACCTGCCCGAGATGGACGACCGGACCTCGCTGGAGCGGCGGGTCCTCGGCGACGCCTACGAGCAGATGGTGGCCGACGGGGTTTCCCACCAGCACATCGCCTACTGCGCGGCCACCACGTACGCGTGGATCCTCGGCGGGGACGAGGCCGCCGAACGGTACTGGACGTCGGGGGGCGTTCCGGGGGAAGCGGTCGGCCCGGCGATGAACCGGGCCGACCGCAGGGCCAACCAGAAGGCCGGATCCTCCCCGACCACGAGTACGGGCGAGGCGACTACGACCCCGCATCTGGCCTCTGGAGCTGGTACGAACTCCCGGAGGGGCGGACGGGGTCGGGGACGTCGTGGGGGGAGATCCTCGACCACTGGGAGCTGATCGAGGCCGACATCCACTCCGAGTACGGGGTGGACCTCGACGAGCCGGGGATCCTCCAGCAGCGCACCTGGCGGTGGCTGTCGGCCCGCATCGCCGGGCTGCTCTCGGCGGACACCCGGTTGGCTCGGGCACTGTCGCCCCCGCCGGAGATGCCCGTCAGTAGGTAGGGCAGATGTGCTTCTTGACCGCCGCGAGGATCTTCTTAGCCTTCGCGTCGCCGAACCCATTCGGGTGGTCAGGGCCGGTGAATCGGGCGTTGACGAACATCAGCAGCTTTGCCTCGTCGTCCGGCCACTCCTTGATGCTGGAGCACTGGTCACGACCCCGGTTGATGATCCGGTCGGGGTCCTTATCACCCACGATGTCCGGGTCGATCTTCGTGAGTGCGGCCAAGTAGGCGGCGGCGGTCTCCTCGTCCGGCTTCGGCGGTATGCCCGCTGCCGCTGCGGCCTTCTCGACCGCGTCGGAGCTGATGACGCTTGGCGCCGCCGCCTCGGGGGTGGCGGTCTCGCTGCTGCCGCAGCCTGCCAGCGCAATCAGCAGCACCGCTGCCGCCGCTACTCGCCGTGCTTTCACTCGGACCTCCTGTATGGGGCGGGGATGACCGAGGCACGGTACCCGCCGGCTAGTGGCCGGGCCGTCCGCAATCCGACAGCAGGAGGTGATCATGGCTCTCAAGCTCGGCACCCTGGTCGCCTACCTGCGCGCCGACGACACCCACCTCTCCCGGGGTCTCGCGGCCGTGGACGGCAAGATGCGCCAGGCTGGCCAGAAGGCCCGTCAGTACGCGCCGATCGTCGGCGCCGCACTGGCCGCCGGCATCGGCGCCGGGTTCGTCAAGGGCCTGGACCTGGAGGAGGCGCAGGCCAAGCTCACCAACCAGGTCGGTGACCCGGCGCTGGCGGAGCAGCTCGGCAAGGTCGCCGGGCAGGTCTACAGCCGGGGCTTCGGCGAGAGCGCCGCCGAGAACATGGACGCCGTCCAGGCCGTGGTGAGCAGCAAGCTCGCCAACATCAACGACGCGGGCGCCGTCGAGCGGATGACCGTGCAGGTCCAGGCGTACGCGAAGACGTGGGGCACCGACGTGGCCCAGGCCGCGAAGTATGCAGGCGTCGTCCTCGGGTCCGGGCTGGTGGCGGACGCCGAGGAGGCGATGGACCTCATCACCGTCGCGTCCAGCAAGGTGCCACGCGAGCTGCGCGAGGACGTGCTCGACGCCGCCGACGAGTACAGCCAGTTCTTCCGGACCTTGGGTTTCAGCGGCGAGCAGGCGTTCTCGATCCTGGTCAAGGGTGCCGAGAAGGGCATGTACGGGATCGACAAGGCCGGCGACGCGATCAAGGAGTTCACGCTCCGGGCGACCGACATGTCGAAGTCGTCCGTCGAGGCGTACGAGTCGATCGGCCTCGACGCCGAGAAGATGTCGAACCGGATCCTGGCTGGCGGCAAGACGGCGAAGGGTGCCTTCGACCAGATCGTCACCGGACTGCTGGGGATCAAGGATCCGACCGAGCAGGCCAACACGGCGATCGCCCTGTTCGGCACCCCCATCGAAGACCTCAACGTCCAGGACATCCCTCAGTTCCTCAAGAGCCTGAAGGCGGGCGAGAACGCTTTGGGGGACGTCTCGGGAGCCGCCGACCGGGCCGGTCAGACCCTGGAGCAGACCAACAAGCAGAAGCTGGAGGCATTCAAGCGCCAGGTGCAGTCCGCCCTGATCGACAAGGTGGGTCAGGCCGTCCCCTACCTGGAGAAGGTGGGTAAGTGGGCCCTCGACAACGCCGGCACGCTGCTCACCATCGGCGCGGTCATCGGGGGGCTGGCGGTCAGCATCTACGCCGTCCGGGGTGCCATCGCGGCCTGGAACGCGGTGACGGTGATCTGGACGGCCGTGACGAAGGTTGCGACGGCCGCGCAGTGGCTCTGGAACATCGCCATGGCGGCGAACCCCATCGGCCTGGTCATCGTCGCGATCATCGCCCTGGTCGCCGGCATCTGGCTGCTCTGGGAGAACAGCTCCGCCTTCCGCGACTTCTGGATCATGATCTGGGACGCGATCGTCGCTGCCGTGATGTGGGCCGTCGACGGAGTCGTCTTCATCGCCACCTGGCTGTGGGACAAGCTCTCCACCGGGGCGAAAGCCTGGTGGGCGCTGTTCTCCGGCGTGTGGCGCAAGGCCGGTGAGCTGGGCCGTCGAATGCTCGACTGGATCATCGATAAGGCGATCGCCTTCAACAAGTTCATGACCGGCCTGCCAGGGAAAATGGCCGGGAAACTGCGGTCGCTGTTCGACCCGCTCAAGAGCGGATTCAAGAACGCCCTGAACTGGATCATCGGCCGGTGGAACAACTTCAGCCTGACCCTCGGCGGCGGCTCAATCATGGGCATGAGCATCCCGTCCGTGACGCTGAACACGCCCAACATCCCGTACCTGGCCAACGGCGGCCGCATCATCCGTGACGGCCTCGCCGTAGTCGGTGAACGCGGACCCGAGCTGCACCACCTCAAGGCCGGCGCCGCAGTGCAGCCTCTGGCCCCCGGCAGCCGGTTCGGTGCCGCAGCCGCGGAGTTCCTGCGGATCCTGCTCACCGGCGAATTCAAGATCCGAGGCTCCGACCTCGTATTGGTGCTGCGGGAGCAAGTGGCCACGAAGGGCGGCAACGTGCAACAGGTCATCGGCAGCAACAGGTAGGAGGCAGGGTGTCGTACGCGACCGGTGACAGCCTCAAGGTCCGGATCCGGATCGCGTTCGGGGCCGTGATCACCGACAACCCGAGCACCTGGACGTGGACCGACGTCACGCAGTGGTGGCACGTCCCGGACGACGTGACGATCACCTGGGGCCGATCGTCCGGCGCCGAGCAGGCCGAGCCATCCACGCTCTCGTTGACGTTCAAGAACGACGGCCGCTTCACCGCCTACGACGCTCGATCGCTGTGGTGGCCGCACGTCCGCAAGTGGACGCCCATCACGTACGACATCGACCTCGGCGACGGAGCAGGCTGGCGCAACCGGTTCAGCGGCTACGTCCGAAAGTGGCCGCTGACCTGGCCTGGCGGGTCGGATCGGATGGCGCTGGCGAAGATCGCGGCGGTGGGGGTGCTGGGTCGGCTTGGCCGGTCTCGGTTCCCGCTCCAGTCCGCGCTACGCCGCTACCTGCCCGGCACCAACCCGGTCGCGTGGTGGCCCCTCGAAGACGGCAGTGAGTCGACGCAGGCCGCGTCGGGCATTCCCGGCGGCCGGCCGATGCGAGTGCGGGTCGGGCAGATCCAGTTCGATGCGGACGGCCCGCCCGGGGCGGCTGGCGCCGCGATCCCGTCGACCGACGTGGAGTCCACCATCTCCGGTGACGTGGTGGGCGCGAGCGCGACAGCCTGGCAGGTCGCGGTGTGGTTCCGGGCCTCGGTCGATGCGCCCGGCAGCTACGCGGGTGTGATGCCGGTCCGCGTCGAGACGCCGAACATGTACTTCGAGCTGTTCGGCCAGGCCAACACAGCCAGCACCGTGGTGGTGGGTCTGTTCGGGACAGGGCCGTCGGAGTACCTGTCGTCCACTGGCCCGACGCCCCTGGACGGACGTTGGCACCTGGTCCAGTTCCGGGTCTCGCAGGTCGGGGGTAACGCCGCCGTCGTCCTGGTCCTCGACGGTGTGCAGGTCGCGTCGAACACGTTCACCGGCTACACGGTCGGCCCGGTGACTCGCATCGACACGCTCGGCAAGATGCTCGGTGGCGTCGGCGCCGTGTTCAACGTGCGCGACGTCGCCGTATCGCACATCAGCGTCCACAACGGCGCGTCTGTCGTCAGCCAGTACGTCGCCGGCACCGGCTACACCGGGGAAACATCAACCGCCCGCCTGGCCCGCCTTTGCGCCGAGCTGGGGGTGCCATTGACGGTCACGCCCGGCCCGGACCCGGCCGAGGCGATGGGACCGCAGCGGCCGGCCACCGCGATGACGCTGTGGCAGGAGTGCGAGACAGCCGACGTCGGCCTGATCGACGAGGCGGGGTGGGGGCTCGGCTACCTGGCCCGGTCCGCCCGCTACAACCCCGCCCTCGCACTGGCCTTGGACGCCGCGCTCGGCCAGCTCGGCGAGGACTTCGAGCCGGTCGACGACGACGACGCCCACCGCAACGTGTGGGTCGTAGAGCGGGTCAACGGTTCTTCGGCCGAGGCCCGCGACGACGACTCGATCCGCTACCAGGGTGAGATCGGCACGTCGGTGCAGGTCAACATCGCATCCGACCTGCGGCTGGGCGACCACGCCGGCTGGCGACTGCGGATGACCACCCCGCAGGAGCCGCGGTATCCGGCGCTGTCGTTCACCGTGTCCGCCCGCCGGGAGTTGTCCGCGCAGTGGGTGCAGTGCCGGCCGGGTAGCCGGGTGCAGGTGCTTCACCCGCCGCCGCAGCATGTGCCCGGTGGCGTGGACCAGTTGATCGCCGGGGCCACGGAGGTGTACCGGGGCCGGCGGTGGTGGCAGGTCACCCTGAACGTGGAGCCGGCCAGCCCGTGGCTGGTGGCGGAGGTGGACGGCGGACAGCGGGTCACCAGTGAGACGAGCACGCTCGCCACGGGGTACGCCGCGACCGGCACGGGCACGCTGTCGCTGGCCTTCAACGCCACGCAGGGCCGCTGGACGACCGACCCTGCCGACTTCCCCCTCGACCTCCGCGTCGGTGGCGAACAGGTCCGCGTCTCGGCGATCACCGGAACCTCCAGCCCACAGACCGCCACGGTCACAGCGCGGGGCCTGAACGGGGTGCAGAGGTCCTGGCCATCGGGCGCCCAGGTGGACGTGTGGGATCCGGCGGTCGTGTCGCTATGAGGAGTGTGTGATGGGCCAGTTCCCTGCTGGAGCACGGATCCCCACAGCCAAGCTGAACGACCGGCATGTCCAGGCACGCCAGTCGGCCGGTCTCCAGAGCATCGGCAACAACTCCGAGACCATCCTGAACTGGGATGTCATCGACAGCATCGATGGAATCACCTGGTCCGGTGGCACGGCGGTGGCGGTACCGATCTCGGGCCTGTGGACGGTGAGCTGCACCGTCCGATGGACGGGCAACGCCACCGGATACCGCCGGATCGCGATCTACGTCAACAGCACGCTGTTCGCCGACCAGGCAGCACCGGCCATCCCGGTCAATCACCCCCTGAACGTCGCCTTCACCGCGTACCTGGCGGCCGGGCAGACCATCGACGCGCGGGCCCTGCAAACCAGTGGCGGGTCGCTGGGCTTCGCCGTCACCAGCAGGACCCCCAACCTCATCATCACCAAGCAGTAGGAGGCCCGAATGTCGTGGACGCCGGTCGGTGAGGGCCGCTGGACGTGGTCCGCTGACGACGATGTGCACCTGCTGCTTCATGAGGCGGGGCTGCTGTGGGAGCTGCATGTGCTGTACGGGCGGGCGCACCTGCACCGCTACGTGCCGAACGGCCCGGTGCTGGCCGTGCAGCCGTTGGATGACGCCACCTGGCGGGGCACGCGGCAGCTTTCGCCGCCGCCGTCGAGCGAGGAGGAGGGCTGGCAGGCGCTGGCCGCCGCTGCTGCGGAACCCGAGCCGGGCGAGGAGCCGTCATGACGCGTGCACCCGCCAACCTGCTGGAGGTCCGCAGCCTCCTGCTGAAGCACCTCAACCGTGACCCGAACCGGGTGCGTGACGAGGACCTGGAGCCGGCCGAGGTCGGGATCGTCGGCGACTCGGCTCACCGCGGCGGCTACCACTGCGGCGAGGACCGGGTGGTTCCGAACGACTACTCGGTGGTCGAGTCGTCCCGGGATCGGACCGGTCTGACCTTGGACGCCGCCGCGCTGGACGTCGGCATGTTCGAGTGGCGAGACGGGCTCGGCCGCCTACACAACCTCCAGACCTTCTCGGTCTGGTGTGTCGCCCAGTGCGTCGCCGGCGCGACGGACACCCGGGACATTCGAGAGATCATCTACAGCCCGGACGGCAAGGTGGTCCGCCGCTGGGACCGGCTCGGCCGGCGCTCGACCGGCGACAGGAGCCACCTGTGGCACACCCACTTCAGCTGGTTCCGTGACTCGATCAAGGCGGGGCGTGACCAGACGCCGCTGTTCCGCCGGTACCTGACCACCATCGGCCTGCTGACCTCGGAGGACGACGTGAGCGACTACGTACAACACGGCGACCGGAACCAAGGGGTGTACCGGCTCCAGTATCGGCTCAACCGGCTCGGATTCAGCGTCGGACCGAAGGGCGCCGACGGCATCTATGGCGACGCGACCACGGCGGCGGTCGTCGCATTCGAGAAGTCGCTCGACAAGGACTACAAGGGCGACGGCAGGTCGGTCAACGCCGCCACCTGGACCCGCCTGGACGACGCCCGCGCCGTGCAGCTCATCCGGCAGCACGCTCCCCAGCCGCCCGCGCCGAGCATCGACTACGCCGTGCTGGCCCGGGCTCTCGACCTGCACGGCCTCGCCGCAGCGGTGCCGGTGCCGACGCTGGCCGCCCAGCTCGCCGCGTCCCCCGAACTGGCGTGGGCGCTGACCAACGAGTTGCTCACGCGACTGACCAAGCGACTGGTCGCGGTCGAGCCGGCGTCGTGACGGCAGCGTCCGACGCCGCTCGTCCGCCCGCCGGAGACGGAGGCAACTTCCTGTTGTGGCGAGAGGTGGACCGCCTGGACCGGCGTGTCGATGAGCTGACCGTGCGCGCAGAGCGGCTGATCTCCGAGGCACGCGCCGAGCTGGCCACCGACATCGACCGCACCGCCACCCGCCTGGAACGCCTCGACGAGCACGGCTCACGCGGCGTCGAGGCGCTACGGCTGGAACTACGCAGTCTGCGCAACGACCTGGAGGCGCACGAGGGCATGCACGCCCAGGCGGCCCAGGAACAGAAGGCGGCGCGGCGGTGGACGATCGGCCTGGTCGCCGGTCTGATCGCCCCGCTGTACCCGCTGATCATCACTGCGGTCGTCCGGTGACGGCCGCGACTTCGAGAGTCTCAGGAGGGTTCGACATGCAGAGCAACACCCCCAATCCCGACAGCACCGAGCCGGTGATGTCGGCTGGTGCCATCACCGCTGCGGTGACCGCCGTGCTGACGCTGCTGGTCGCGTTCGGCCTGGACCTCACCGAGGGGCAGACGACCGCGATCCTGGGCGTGGTGGCGGTGGTCGGGCCGATCGTGGCCGCGTGGTGGGGTCGCCGGTCGGCGTACGCACCGGCCACAGTGGCGCGTCTGCTGCGCCGGTAGACTCCACGGCGCGGTGCCGGCGGTACGCGACCGACGGGACCGACCACGTGCAGACGGCCCCGCTCTCCCTGGTGGGAGGGCGGGGCCGTTCGGTGTGTCCAGGCAGGCGAGGCGAGGGAAAGCGGTTTCCGGTGGGGTAGGGCTGGGGATCCCCCTCCGGCTCAGTAGTAGTCGACCCAGTCGGCGGCGGCCCGGGTCGTGCTGCACGTGGCGTCCGGTCCGCTGTGGACCACCTCGCCGTTCTGCGTGCAGTAGAGGTAGCCCGGGCCGATGACGTCGTGGCCGCAGTCGGCGCAGGGGCCGCTGTTCTCGCAGTCGGGGCAGGTGGGGGCGGTCTTGTGGATCTCGGCGGAGCAGAACTTGCGGCCGGGGGCCCAGGTGTAGGTCTCGGTCATCGTCATCGTCGCCATTTCGGTTCCTCCCTCGCTTGCCTGTACCCATAGTCTAGTGGGTACCCACTAGACGCGCAAGTGGGTACCCACTAGATTTCTGGGCGGGGACCCACTAACCTGGCCCGCATGACGCTCCCCGACCCCATCGCGGCCCTCGCCCACCTGCCCACCGACCCGGCCGACCGGGCCCGCGCCCTCGGTGCCGCCCTGGAGGCCATCCCCGGCTTCCAGGCAGCTCTCCGCGCCGAACGCGCCGAGGCCGTCACCGAGCTGAAGCAGGGGCGCACCTGGGACCAGGTCGGCGAGGAACTCGGCCTGCACCCGGCCCGGGCCTCCCAGATCGCTCGGGGAGTCACCGGCGGCACCAAGCGCAAGCCGGCGGCCGAGGAGTAGAGGAGCGCGCTTTCCTGCCCCACGTAAACGCCGGCGGCCCCGCTCCCCTCGCAAGGGGCGGGGCCGCTTCGCGTACGCGGGTCAGCTCGCGGCGGCGATCCGCTCGGCCCGCACGTCCCGGATCCGCCGCTTCGCCGTCGCCTCGCTCACCTCGAACTCGTCCATCACCTGCCGCACGATCTCGGCGTACGGGTGGCCACGGTCGAGCATCCGGCCGATCACGTCCTCCGGCGTGGCCGGCTCCTCGTCGACCAGCTCCAGGTCGAGTTCCTCGTCCCGTTCCTGGGCTGGCTCGGCGGCGCGTACCCGGCGGCCGTCGCGTTCCACGATCCGCCCCCACCAGCCGGTGTCACGACCGGTGTCATCGGTGTCAGACACCTCGCTGACCTGCGGTTTGACACCAGAATCGATGTCACCGTCGTCGGCGGGGGAGGGGAGGGCCCCACGCTTCTCCAGCCACCCGTAGTGGATGGTCGCCCCAGCGATGTAGAGAACGGCGACGACGAGCAGGGCGACCGGGCCACCCCAACCTCGGGTCGCCTCAGCGGCAGCAGCAAGGGTCAGCATCAGGCGGCTCCGAACAGGAGGGCCGGCAGAGGTGCAACCAGCCAGGTGAGTAGGTCGATCGATCCCCGGGTCAGGTCACCGACCAGGCCGCCCGGCAGGTCGGACAACATGCCGAGGAGGATCGCGGCGATCCACAGCCGGGTGTTGATCCGGTAGAGCGGGCTCTGCGGGAACGTGAGAGTGGCGAATCGGCCGAGCTTCTTGCTGGCCTTGACCGGCAGGAGGCAGCCGATGGTGTAGATCCACAGCAGGCCGACGAGGGCACCGAGGATCGCGTTGATGGAGGCGCCCGCGATGTAGGCGCCGCCGGTGGCGTCGAGGAGCTTCTCGATGAACGCGGTGGCGGTCCCGACGGTCCACTGGTCGAGTGGCGACTCGTTGAAGCCCTCGTAAATCGCGGGGACGGCGAGGAAGAACGCCAGCCGGTCGCGCAGGCTGTTGGGGCCGACGCTCATGTAGTCGACGACCAGGGCGAGCAGCAACAGCACGGCCACGGCGGTCGGGGACATGGTGTGTTCCACTACGCCCCCGTCCAGTCGAGGATCTTGACGCCGGTGGCGGCGTCCCGGACCTCCAGGCGCGGCGAGTCCATCGGTTCGTTGGCGTCCAGGGCCGCCCGGGTGAGCGTCTGGAGCTGCTGGCTGAGGATGGTCGCGTACCCGGGGATGGACAGGTCGAGGATCACGACGTGTCGCCGGTCGTGGAGGACCTCGTACTGGCCGTCGAAGATGTGAAGCCGGTAGGGCAGAGCGGCCATCAGGCGTCCATCTCCTGGTGCGCGAGGACGGGGAAGAGGCCGAGGCCGAGCAGCACCATGGCGCCCGCTGCGGCCCAGGCGATGCCGGTCTCGCCGGCCAGGATGGCGGCCAGCGCGGCGACGAGGGCACCGAGGACCGTGCTGGCCAGGGTGAGGGCGATGGGCGTCCAGGGCACGTAGCGGGCCGGGAGGACGACCGGGTCGATGTGGGCGGCGCGCATCTCGGCGACGCGGGTGGCGACGGCGGGCAGGTCGGTCGCGGGCACGGTGACGGTGCGGCCGGCGAGTGCCCGCGCGGGCGAGTCGGGCGGCACGGTGCCGCGGATCAGGTGGGGCATGATGGGTGTCTCCTTCGGGAGGGGCCCGGGGCGCGGCGTGCTGTCCAGGCGTGAGCCGCGCCCCGGGCGACTACTGGGCGTTCTGGCGCTTCCACTGGCCGGCGTACGTCTTGCCGACCCCTGCGAGGGCGGCCAGAGCGCGGTCGGACGGTGCCCGCCCGTGCTCGGCCAGGTAGGTGTCGTAGGCGGCCCGAGTGCGCTCCGCCTCGGTGCCCACGGGCACGGCCCGGGGTGCCCGCCGACGGACGGCTCCGGTCACGCGGGCAGCCACCGAGGTTCGCTTCACGCGGGCGGTCGCGGGCACCTCGCCGCTGCCCGCCGGTACCGGGCTCGCGGGCACCTCGCGGGCAGGGCTGTGTCGGGCGATCCAGTCGGCCGGGATCTCGTCGGGAATCTGCGCGGCGATGCCCGCGGGCATCCGGATCCCGCCGACCTCCCGCAGCTCGCCCACCTGGCGGCCCAGGTCGCTGGCGACCATCCGCGCCGACAGGCGGGTCTCGTCCATCAACTGGCGCTCGGCGGCGGTCGGCAGGACTGCCGGACCGCGCTGGATCTCCTCGATGAGCCGGCGCATGACGGCGGAGTCCGGCCGAACCGACGACACCACGACGTGGGCGACCGCGTACCGGCGGCGGGCCGCGTCGATCACCTGCTCCTGGGTCTGCTCGGCGCGGGCGGTCAGCATCCGGGCGCCGAGCCAGGACCAGGGCCACCGGCCGCCCGCCCACCGCATGGCCCTGGCGAGGCGACGTACCTGCCACTCCTCGTGCTCGTCGCGGACGTCCTGCTCGGCCGGGGCGAGCGCGCCGACGGCGACGAGGACAGCGCGGGGGGTCCAGCGGAACCGGGACGGCGTACCCGAGCGGCGAGTGACGCGGAGCAGGGCCAGGTACCAGAGGCAGGTGCCGAAGACCACGACCACGGCTCGGCCCACGACGGCCCCGAAGGTCTGCCCGGCGAGGACCGCCAGGACGCCGCCGAGGATGGAGAAGAGCCAGAAGAACGGGCCGGCGGGGCCGAACCCGACGTTGGGCTTGCCGTCCTTGTCCTTGCCCTTGCCGTGGTCGTAGATCATGCCGACCGTCACCCAGGTCGCGGCCTCCAGGAAGACGGAGAAGGCGGTGGCCTCGTGCTCGGGCAGCTTGAAGACTGTGGTGCAGAACTCCCAGGTGCCGGTGACGACGGCCCAGGTGACACCGGCCTGCACGACGACCTGGCCGAGAAGCAGCTTGAAGTTCGGGGCGGCCCCACGGATGGCGCGGACGACGGTCGCGACGAGGCGGAAGACCGCGATGAGCAGGGCCACGATGAGGGCCGCCGCGAGTCCGGCCGCGACGACGACCAGCCAGGGCTCGGTGGCCCAGGTGGCGGCAATCCAGGCGGTGAGGTGCTTCATGCCGGTCATCATGACGCGTCTGTCGCGTCTGGCGCAACTGTCGCGACATGGCTAGCGTGTCGAGCGTGGCTATGACTGGCGTGTTAGTCGTGCGATCATCCGGAGGCAGACATCGGCGGCCGGGGGAGCGCGACTTGAGTAGCGGCGAGTGGATGAGCGTCCGAGAGGCAGCCGCCGCCCTGGAGGTGTCCGACCGCACCGTGCAGCGATCCCTCGCGGACGAAGAGCAGCGCGCAGAGGAGTGGGGAGCCGAGGGCGAGGGCTGGCGGTACAAGCCGCTGTCTCGCCGTGGCATCTACCAGCTCCGCCGGACCGAGGTGCTGAAGAAGGCCGGCAAGCCCGGAGCCTGACCAGGCGTAGAGACGCCCCCGGCCACTGGCCAGGGGCGTTTTGTCGTGTCAGCGCGCGTGGGGCGGGGTCCACAGGTGCTCGCCCACCAACCGCAGGTACCCGTACGCGACCATCAGCGGCCAGCACTTCCAGGCACAGTTGCAGATCGGGCACCAGTCGCGGCGATCGGCGGTGGGCCAGTGGTCGGTGATGATGACGCGGGCGGAGAGGACGAGCCGGGCGCGGACTTGGGCGACGACGTCAACCACGAGCCGCCTCCAGCCAGCGTGCCTCGGCGGCATCCGTGATCGGTTCCGCCCAGTCCAGCTCGCGGCACCCGTCCGTGGTGCAGCTCGGGCAGTGCCGGCGGTCGCGGTGCCGGGCCACCACCACGGCGGCGAGCTGCTCGACGTCGGCCTGTGGCGGCTCGTCGTACATGCTTGTCATCGCAGCCACCCGACGAGTGCGCCCAGGGCGATGACGACGATGCAGGCGATCACACGCCACCGCTCGTACAGGGGGGCCGGGGGGAGGTCCTCGGTCGGCCAGGGCCGGCGCTCGCGGTCACCATCCGGGACGGGGCGCGACGGCGGGTACGGGTCATCCATCGGTGCCTCCCCAGCAGTAGGAGGGATGGGGGTCCGGCCGGGCACGACGGGGGCGCGCCCGGCCGGCGGGGCCTCGCTGCTGACGAAGGACCCCGATGGACTGAACTTAGGAACCTAAGTGACCTAAGTCAACCCAGGAACCTACGGTGTGTTACCGGCGCTGGCAGGCTGGTGGGGCTGACGAAGGGCCCTGCC